GAAGAGTATCACAGAACCTTACGCAATCGTTCTTCTCGATGATCCGTCTCTTCTGCTTGCCCTAATACAATGCCCTCATTGCGGCGATCCGTTGCCGGAGCATAACTGGTGTAAGCACTGTGGTGATGTAACCTGGCTGGATGAATACGAAGACCTACCTAATAAAATGGGATGGCCAGGATGAAACGTTGGACTGAGCAGGACAAAGAGTGGTTGGGCTACAAGCGCAAGGAGCCTGCTAAGATAACGTTGCCGCCTGCACCTTGGGAGAAGAAATCTGCGGCTAACATGACCCACGAAGAGTTTTCGGACGAGTTAGTGCGCCTGCGGGAGAAGGCGTTGCATATAGATTCTGTAGTTGGCACGCGGCAAGACCGCAGCTACCGGAATCAGAAACGGGGTAAGAAGATTGGATATTAACTTTACGCCATCAAAGACTGCGGCGAAGTTTATGCAGTCAGACGCGAAGATGCGTGTGCTTATGGGGCCGGTTGGGTCTGGTAAGTCGGTGGCGAGTTGTTTTGAGATTGTGCGTCGGGCGAGTGCGCAGGAGCCGAACGAACAAGGCATACGCAAAACGCGGTGTGCTGTTGTGCGTGAGACCGTGCGGCAGCTGACGGATACGACGATTAAAACATTTCTGGACTGGTTTCCACCTGGCCCATGTGGTCAGTTCATGCGTACGACCAAGACGTATTTCTTTAAGGTTGGCGATGTTGAGTGTGAGATAATGTTTCGAGCGCTTGATGACGCGGACGACGTAGCGAACCTGAACTCACTCGAGCTTACCTTCGCGTGGTTCAACGAGTGCAGGGATATTAACTCCGAGATTGTCGATGCGATGTCTAAGCGTATCGGGCGTTTTCCTTCTAAGAAGGACGGCGGGCCAACGTGGCATGGTATGTGGGGGGACACCAACCCACCGACTATGGACACTTGGTGGTATTATCAGATGGAGAAGCTTGATCCTAAAGACGGAGTCAGCCTTAACGACAACGGGTGGGATGTGTTCAAGCAGCCCTCCGGACGTAGCATCTATGCAGAAAATGTGGAGAACTTACCAGATGGATATTATGACACCCAGGGGCGTAGCGAAGAATATATACGGGTCTTCATTGACGGAGAGTACGGACTCAGCTCAGCAGGTCAGCCAGTCTACAAGTATTTCAGACCGGACTATCACATGGCTGATGAGACTCTTAGCCCTATCCTCAATGGGGTTCGTCCTATCGTTGTTGGTATGGATTTGGGGTTGACACCGGCAGCAGTTATAGGGCAACAAGACCCCCGTGGACGGGTGCTGGTTCTCGATGAGGCAGTCTCATTTGATATGGGCATTCAGCGCTTCGTCCGCACGATTCTCAAACCTATGATCTATGACCGGTTCTCCGGCGCACCAATACTTGTTGTGACAGACCCAGCAGGTATTCAGCGTGCCCAGACCGACGAACGCTCGGCAGTTGACATCATCAAGGCCGAAGGTTTCCGCGTTATCCCAGCTAAAACAAACAATGTGTCGGCTCGTCTTTCCGCAGTGGACGATTTCCTTATGCGGCACGTTGATGGCGATAGCGCGTTTTTACTTGACCCAAAATGTTCGCAGCTAAAAGCTGCTATGATGGGCGGGTATCGTTTCCACCATAAGAACGGAAACATTGATAAAAATAACCACTCTCACATTGCAGAGGCTTTACAATACTTCATGCTCCATGTATCTACAGCAGGAGAAGGGTCACACATCCCAGTACGTCGAGAAGTCAAAAGGGTTGCAGCTTCAGGCTGGACTTGATAAGGTCTAATTGTCATCTCGAGACATCCTTCATAAGTTACCTCACTTACCCTCTATGGATTGCCCCCATAGGGGGTAATTTTTCTTGACTTGCGTTAGAACCTGTTGCCATGTATAACTTAACGTATAGAATTTTGTAGGAGTGTAAACATGCACAAAGGAATGCCTTGCGGCTGTGGCAAACCTTACACAGTCTACTCGGATAACCCCAAGATGGACACAAGCGGAATGGCTGAGCGTAAAGTTCGCCAATATAAGTCCGGCGGTGTTGTATACTCTGATAAGAACGACCCCGACACTATAGTCGAAATGGACGATCTGGACGAGGAATAATGAATGCTTAACGTTGTAAGTAACTCGGAACTACGCAAACGCGAAAAAGAGATCGTGGATAAAGAATTGGCAGCACGCCAAGCGAATCCCGTTGTTCTGGGCCTTGCAGCACACCTTCGTGCGTGCTGGGATGCAGCGCGACAAGCTAAGAAGCCTATTGAAAATATCATGCTTCGCGGACTACGCCAACGTAACGGAGAGTACGAAGCAGACAAATTAAAACAGATTCACGAGCAGGGCGGCTCAGACATCTATATGCAGATCACTGAGGTAAAATGCCGTGCAGCTGAAAGCTGGCTGCGCGATATTTTGCTAGATACAGGCTCTCCGCCTTGGGACTTAAACCCGACACCAATTCCCGATTTATCGCCCGAGCAGACAACCGAGTTGCAGAACGCGTTTGCGTCTGTAGTGACTAGAATCGTAGAGAATGAAGGCCGTGCGCCGACACCCGACGAGATGGTCGAGCTAAAAGAAATGGTCGCGCAGGACTACCGGTTTAAGCTTCTTGAGGCTGCAGACAACCGTGCGCAGAAGATGAAGGTTAAGATTTCAGATCAGTTTGCTCAAGGCGGTTGGTCGGATTCTTTCAACGAGTTTATTACTGACCTAGTTACTTACCCATGTGCCTTTGTTAAAGGGCCAGTTATCCGCAGGCAGCGTAAGCTAGGCTGGGCTGTGGGTGAAGATGGCCGCACAGTCGTAGAGGCTGACGAGATTATCGCGCCGGAGTTTGAGCGTGTTGACCCGTTCCGAATCTACCCCGAGCCAGGTATTTCTAATATCAACGAAGGGTATTTGTTTGAGCATCATCCCCTAAGTCGTACCGAACTGGCCGACCTTATTGGCGTGCCAGGGTACGATGATGACGCTATCCGTAAGGTGCTGGACATCGGCAACGGATCATCGTGGATTAACGAAGACGTAGAGCTTATTAAGGACGAGGAGGAGCGTAAGTTCCACTCGTTTAACAGGCCAACAGAAACCTTTGACGCTCTAGAGTTCTGGGGCAAAGTCACCGGTAAGATGCTTATCGAGTGGGGTCTTGACGAGGACGAGATTGAAGAAGAGCATCGTGAGTATGATGCGAATGTGTGGATCGTTGGCAACTATGTCATCAAAGCCATCCTCAATTACGATCCGCTAGGAGAAAAACCCTATGCTAAAACATCTTTCATTAAACGCCCTGGCGCTTTCTGGGGTAGCGGCATACCGGAAATTATTGAAGACATTCAAGGAGTTTGTAACGCAGCTGCGCGTGCTCTTGTCAACAACATGGGAATCTCTTCTGGCCCTCAAGTCGAAGTTAATCTCGAGCGTATCCCACCAAATGAAGACATTACGCAACTCCATCCTTGGAAGATTTGGCAAGTAACAAACGATCCGTTGGGGTCAAGTGCGCCAGCCGTGCGGTTTACGCAGCCTGACGACAACGCTACTACGCTACTTGGCGTATATGATAAGTTTAGTAAGTTGGCGGACGACCATTCAGGTATTCCGTCATATGTGTACGGCGACCTTAATGTACAGGGCGCAGGACGCACATCCTCAGGGCTGTCTATGCTTATGGGCGCAGCCGGTAAAGGTATTCGCCAAGTTGTTATGCACATAGACAGCGACATCATTAAACCGATTGTCCATCGTCAGTTCGTTTACAATATGCGTTATGACGAGGACGAATCTATAAAAGGCGATGTTGAGATCATGCCAAAAGGCTCGATCAACCTTGCGGTTAAAGAGACCGTCAACATCCGCCGACTCGAATTTCTTAATGCAACCGCCAACCAGATCGACATGGAGATTGTTGGTAAGGATGGCCGCGCCGCGATTCTTCGTGAAGTGGCTAAAGGGTTGCAGATGCCTGTGGACGACATCATCCCATCTAGGGAGAAGGAAGGCTACATGAATCGGATGGCAGCTAAAATGCAGCTTGAAGCCGCTAAGGCAGAACAAGCCGCAGGAGGTTCGCCAGCTCCGGTGCAGCCCGACGGTACCCCCAAAGGTGGGCAGGATGCGAACATAGTTAGTAACCGCGACACAGGAGCAGCAGGATGATCCGGCCTACCCCTGAAGTTACTAAGGCACTAGCCGCAAGTGTGCGCCAATATCCGGTGATAGCCGAATGGTTTGCGGAATGGCGGATGCACGAGCTAGAGCAGCTACCCAGCGTCGCGCAGAATACGGCACTTGCACAGGGGCGGTGTCAGGTTCTGACAGAACTTTCTAAGTTCGTGAGCGAGTCCCCTGAGATAGCGGCAAAGTCGTCATGACAGCTGCTAATTACGCACACCGATAGGAGCGTTCAACATGGCAATACCAAAGCAAGTTCAGATGCAGTCTGAGGCAGTACAAGAACTTTACAAAGAACTCAACGGCGAAAATAAAGAAGCTGTTGATAACGATGTGGAGGAAACTGTTGCCGACAGTGTAGAAGAGCAAGCACCTCAGTCTACTACCGAGGAGCAAGGATCAGTAGACACCCAGAAGAAAGATTCGTGGGAACAGAAGTACAAAACTTTGCAGGGTATGTACAACGCTGAAGTCCCTCGCTTAAATGCGAAGAACCGAGAGTTGTCGTCCCGTGTTTCTCAAATGGAAGAGTTGCTTAGCACAATGTCTAACCAGCCTGTTGCGGATATATCAGTTGA